CAATGCAAAGAGTATTGGAAAAAACTAAAACCTTCTCCTGAATTATATACTACTATAATGATTGCTTTAGATAAGCAAAAGAAATATAAAGATATATGTAATTCAAATAATGTTTTTTGTCCTGAATTTCCTCACCCTATTAGGTGGCTTAAACACGAAAGATGGGAAGATGAAGTTCCAAGTATAAAAGAAACATTAAACAATTCAGTATATGTTAAACCTAAATATAAAAATTACGATGAAAGATAAATTAGATAAGGCAATAATAGTAAATTCTATAGAAACTTTTAATGCTATAGAATATTTTGAAAGTTTTAGAATGGAAGAATTAAAACAAGATGACGTTTATTATATTAAGCATATGATAAGATACATAAAATACCTAGAGTTTAAAATAAATATTAAAAATAAAGCTTTGGGACTATGAACTCTAACAGATTAGAATTAGAAAGGATATTGCTTGGTAAGTTAATCAACAATCCAGAAAACTATTATAACAATCACTCTTTGTTAAGTCACTCACTATTTGAGAACTCTGACCACATAAAATTATTTAAGTTGTTAGACAAACAATACCAAGATAATGGTAAAATAGATTTAACAGATTTTTATATGTCCTTTTCAAATACATCAATAGCCATTGAAGTTGCACAAAAATGCACAGAGATGGCTTATGATGGTTCTACTTGTCAGTCTATCATATTGGTACTCAATCAGTTAAGTAGAAAGAAAGAACTTAAAATGATTTGTATGCAAACTATAGATAAAATAGATAATGATGAAGATTTATTTGATACAGTAGACTATATAGAGCAAAATGTTCATAAGATAGGTAGTGTTGATAATAATGAATTATTTTCTATTGGTGACCAAATGCCCAGTATGCTTAAGAATTTAGAAAAAAATATGAATTCTAGTGGTATGACTGGTATACCTAGTGGCTTTGAATCTATTGATAAGTTTACAAGTGGTTGGCAAAAACAAGATTTAGTTATAATTGGTGGTGCCTCATCTATGGGTAAAACTAGTTTTGCTTTAAATGTAGCTGTTAATGCCGCCCACATAGGACATTCTGTTGTTATATTTTCTTATGAGATGTCTGTTAATCAAATGCTTATGCGTATGATAAGTGGTGATACTAATATTAATAATAAGCATTTACTTAAGGGTACTATATATGATGAAGAGTTAACTAAAATACATAATAGTGTAGGTATCTTTGAGAGGTTAAATATGTATATAGATGAATGTAAAAACACTTCATTAAAATACTTATTAAATAGGATAAGACAATATGTTGTTGCAAAGAAAGTTGAAATGGTCGTTGTAGACTATCTTCAATTAATATCTTATAGTATGCGCGGTAGGACAAGAGAACAGGAAGTGTCTCAAGTTGCTAGAGCATTAAAGAATATAGCTAAGGAATTAGATATAACTGTAGTAGCCTTATCTCAACTATCTAGAAATGTTAGTAAAAGAGAAACAGGTAGACCAACTCTAGCAGACCTAAGAGAGTCAGGTGAAATAGAACAAGCAGCAGATGTTGTAGCGTTTGTTTATAGACCTGAATATTATGGACTTAAGACTGATGACAATGGCAATAGCGTAGAGGGTATGGCAGAAATTATATTTGCTAAAGGTAGAAACATTGGTATTGGTAGTAAGTATTTAAGATTTATAGACTATCTAACTAAGTTTGAAGAGTTGTCAACATTCAACACTTAATAACCTCTAAATTATTTTGTTTTTTTCTTTTGTATATTTGTATTTATTTAGTAGATTTGTACAACTATGATTAGGTTTGACGACACAGCAAAAAGACTATCTAAAAAGTTGAAAATTAGTAAGGAGCTTGTAAAAAAGATTCTTAACAAAACTTTTGATGAAATAGAAAACAATCTTAAACGTGATAAAAATTTTATGTTTAAGGGCTATGCTAAATTTGTCAAGTCTAAGCAAAAGAAAAAACCGATTACAAAAAACGAATTATTTAATTTAAAAACGAAAGACAAATGAAATCAAATATTATAATCGTAGGGCCATCAGGCTCAGGTAAGTCAAGTTCTATGAGAAACTTAGACCCAAAGACCACAGCTGTTCTAAACACAGAAAGAAAACAGCTACCATTCAAGAACGCAAATGAGTTTATGAATGTTCCAATTAAATCTTTATCAGAATTTCACACAGCTTTAGATAAGGCTATGTTAAGTGATAAGATAAAAGCAATAGTTATAGAATCTTTCACGTCTCTTATTGAAATAATATTCAGAGAAGCTGACATAAGATATAAAGGCTTTGATGTGTGGAGTTACTATAACAAAGAGATAGACAAAATATTAGATAAGTCTAAGAACTCTGATAAGTATATTATATTCACCTCTATAGATGCTGTGTATGATGGAGATAATGGAGTAGAAGAAAGGTATGTTGCTGTAGATGGTAACAGGTGGAAGAAAAGAGTAGAAAAAGAATTTGTAATAGCACTATACACAGACACAAGAGCAACTGATAAAGGTGTTCAGTACAGATTCAGAACAAACACTACAGGTAGAGATTCCGCAAAGAGTCCTATGGGTATGTTTGAAAGTTTGCACATTGATAACTGTTTAAAAGAAGTTATTGATAAGTGTGAAGAATATTATAAATAAGTTTAATTAAAATCGAATAAAATGTTTCCCAAATTGAATGAAACCAAATTAAAGACTCCTGATACTAAGTCAGATTACTTAGGACCAGGAGCGCACACAGTAGAAATTAGAAAGTTTAAAACTAGTGATGAGGTACCAGGGTATCAAAGTACACCATATACAGAATTTATGGTGGGTAATGATTCTGGTATTGCATTTCTAAAGTTCACAGGTGTAGATAACTATACTAGTGAAGCAGCCGCAAGAGTTAGAACAGAGATATTTAAGTCTTTCCTAACAGCAGCAGGTTGTATTAATTTCACAGACCCACATATTGCTTGTAATTCTATACTAAACAATAAGGTTGAAGTGTGCTTAGCTAGAAGGGAGTATTGGACAACAGACAAAGAAACCAATAAGCCAGAAATTAAATCAAGGGTAGAATACAAATTTGCCAGTCCTCACGGAAGAAAGATAACTTTTAAAGATAGTTACAACAAACCTATGTCAGCTGAAGAAAGAGCTAGATATAATAATGCTGTAAACCTTTCAAGTGTAGGTAGTGGTAATGATGTAGACGTCCCATTTTAAAATTTAAGATATGAAATTAGTAAATTATTTTACCTCAAATGCAAGACAATTAGATAAATTCAAGTTAGAATTTAGAATGTTAGGTTTTACGTTTATAGAATTAAAGTTTGATATATCACGAAAATGTTTCAAATTTGTTCTACTTAACGTGGGAATAGCAACTAAAAATTGTGTTTGTTAAATGGGTAGTAAGCACTTAGCATATATAAAAAATGGCAAGGTGACTTATCAAAACAAAGAATTGTTTGATGACCACATGCTCAATTATGAGGGCAAGACTGTAGTTATTACAGTGGGGGAGCAAAAGAAGAGACGTAGTCTCAATCTTAACTCATATTATTGGGCAGTGGTCGTCAAGCTTTTATCTGAAGAAACGGGATATGATAAAGATGAAATGCATGAGGTGTTAAAATCTATGTTTCTTAGAACAAGATATCAAATAAAGGGAGTATGGGTAGACAGTACTAAATCAACAACCAAGTTATCTCACAAAGAAATGAGTGAGTTTATAGAAGAGGTTAAGCGATTTGCATCTACAACATTAGGTGTGTACATACCAGACCCAAACGAAGTTGAGTATGAATAGTTTTTTTATATTAGGTAATGTTCCATCAAGTAAGAATGGAAAGAGGTGGACAGGAAAGTATCTTATACACAGTAAGACTACTATGAGGTACATAAAGGAAACCAAAGATGATTACCTAAGATTAAGAAAAGCATTTACAACTGAGTTAAAAAAATACGAACCTCCCTATATAATATCATTTAAGTTTATAAGAAACAGTAAAAGAAAGTTTGATTATGTCAACCCTTTACAAACAGTACAAGACCTTATGGTTAAGTATCATTGGATAGAGGATGACAACGCAACATTCTTATTACCTGTATTTGAACCCTATGAATATAATAAAGTTAAACCAGGTGTATTAATCACCATAAAATCGAATAACAATGACAAAGAGAAGAAGTAATACTCACTATACTAGATTGTTAGACTACCTTAAAAAGTTTGGAAGTATAACAAGTCTAGATGCTATAAGAGATTTAGGTAACACTAGATTATCAGCTACTATATACACACTAAGAAGTGATGGATATAATATAGAAAGTGAAGATATGCAAGTTAATAACAGATGGGGTGGCACAACCACTGTATCAAAATACAAATTAGTATGAGACCAAAAGTAAAATTAATAAGAGACAACGAGGTTACAGATAAAACCTATTACGAAGACTGTATGTATATGTCTAATTCTATGCTTAAAATGTTTATGGAAAAATGCCCTAGATATTATGTACATAGACTAGAGAACCCTATAAACCCTTCGGCAGCCATGAGGTTTGGAACAGCTTTTCATATGCTTGCCTTAGAAGGTATAGATAAATACAAAGAACATTATGTTGAAGAGCCTGATGTAGATAAAAGAACAACATTAGGTAAAGTTACTTTAGAAAAGTTTAATAAAACATTGAAGGGTAGAGAGATTATTTCTATGAAAGATAATCTAAAGGCTATGAGTATGTATACAGAGCTATCAGAGAATAAAAACTTTCACCTTATAGAAGACTGTGATGAAATAGAGCAGATATATTTATGGGAGAATAAAGATATAGATATTCTTTGTAAGGGTAAGTTTGATGCTGTTAACACTAGGAAAAAGTATATAGTAGACTTAAAGACTACAAGAAATGCTTCTCCAGAAAACTTTACAGAATTAATTATGAATGCTAAGTATCATATGCAGGCGGCGTATTATCTTGATGCATTGGGGTATGACGATTATTACATTGTCGCTATTGAGAAAGATGCACCGTACTGTATATGTACTTACAAGCTTAGTAAAAATATTATTAACCAAGGTAGAGAGCTTTACATGAGTGGGTTGCAATACTACAAAAGTATATTAGCTGGTCCAAATGAAGTAGAAATGCTTGATTATAATGGTGGCGATATATATACTTTGTAGATATATTAACTTAAATAAATTATTATGACAAAAATTAATCCAAAGAAACTTATAGAAGCATTAGCTCTAAGTGAAACTAAAGATGTATATGGCGAAGAGGCTATGTATAGAAACAATTATGATGAATTTAGAGGTTTGGTAATGCATGATATAGTCAAAGATACTTACGATAAGATGTATGAAAAATACTATGATATCATTATGTCTACAATAGAAGATAAACAATGGCAGAGTTAGTATTTGTATACGGAACATTACGTAGAGGTCACGGCAATCATGTGCTTTTACAAAATTCAAAGTTTGTTGACTATGGTTTTACAAAAGATAAGTATGCTATGTATCATACAGGTATACCATTTGTCAATGAGAATGAAGAAGTTTCTAACATATTTGGTGAAGTATACCAAGTATCTGGACATGTATTGGAAATGTTAGATTTATTAGAGGGTCACCCTTCTTGGTACACAAGAAAAAAGATAGCTGTGCGTGGTAATAAAAAGAAACACCACGCTTGGCTATATTTTAATGATGATAATTCAGGTGTACTAATAGAATCAGGAGACTATGAAGATAAATGAAAAAACACACTAAGATATATTTAAAACACTTTGATTATGCTTTAGACGATATCATACCATGCACGGTATGTAATAGACAAGCTGTTGACATCCATCACATTGAAAGACGTGGGATTGGGGGTTCAAAGAATAAGGATTATATAGAAAATCTTGCAGCCTTGTGTAGGGATTGTCATGATAAAGCTGAAAGAAATAAAGAGTTCAACCTAATGGTGAAAGAACGCCATTTAAAATTATTATAATGAAATTAACTAAAGAACAATCATCAGGTAATGAATCAATAGATAACCTGCTGATATTAACGTGTAGACTTGCTAAAGTTAATGCAAGTGATTTATTGGGTTCAACAAGAACACCTAAAGTAGCAGAAGCTAGAATTTGTGTTGGCAAAGTATTAAGAGAATGCTTTGATTTAACACAAGTAGAAGTTGGTGAAATACTTAACAGAGACCATGCTACTGTACATTTTTACGAAAAAGAACATTCTACAAGAATAAAGTTTAGATACTATTCATCTATGTACAATGAGTTAAGGATGTTTGCAAGAGATGAGGGTTATGAAATAAACTCTACCTCTGTAGCTAGGAACTCTGAGGTAGATAAGTTGCGTATGGAAATCTCTACTTTGCGTAGTCAAAACAAGAGACTAAGGAACGAACTAAAGCTAGTTGAATCATTTAAGAAAAGTTTATTATCTTTGTGATAACAAGAAAAAAAGGAATGCGTAGGTTTCGGATTGATTTCCGTTTAAAACATAATACCGAAGTTCCTTTTTTCTAATTTACAGGGACGTTGTAAAAGAATTCTGCTTGTAGTCCATTGTTCTTACTCCATATAAAACCATGCGCCCTTTTTACATTACCCACATATCCTTTATCATCATGCCATTGGTCAGTCGCACACATACTACCTAAGTTCCTTACAGTGATTCCACTATACTCTTTAGTAGCACCAATCTTATTATGATGAACTCCGTGTAAATGACCTCTATGTAACTCTACATAGTTAACATCACTCCACATTTCTTTAAACCTTTGAGGTAGTATTTGAACAGCCTTCTCAGCTTTCATCTTATGTCCGTGGTCAAACGCAATAAGATTTTTACCGTATTTAAGGCCTTTCATTAGTGGTCTAGTATTGTCTACTAGAACATTATCATTCTGCTCGTAGAACAGCTCTAATGCGTCTCCTAGGTACATTATACATTCTTCATCATGATTTCCTGGCATAACAACCACATGAACAGGACATATTGAAGCCAACTCATCTATAGCCATTATCATAAGCTTTCTAGCTCTTTTATACATCTCAATATGGTGGTCACTATTAAACTGAGGAGTCCCCTTAGTAGTGCGCGGTATTGGTTTGTCACCATCTGTATTTAGTAAATCATTTCCAACTACAAACAATATCTTATCTATAGTAAATGATGATGCTCTCATTAATAAATGGTCTATAGCTTTCATTAACCTTTCCTCTGCAATATCCATGCTATACTCATCACCTATAATACCAATCTTACCTAAATGTAAATCATACGCACCAATCTCTAATAAGTGTGGTGACTCATCTTGCCCTTTAATTATTTTTTTGTGCTTTGGAACTCTTTTAACATGTTGCGACAAGTCTTCCATCAACTCCCTTCTTGTAAGCTCTAAATTCTTAAATGGGTTAGCTCTTTTTAATTTTGCTTTACAACGATACATTGTAATAGTTACTGGCTTTCTTTCACTGTCAAAACCTGTTTGTTCGTATGTACCAATGTCGTACCAGTCTACTTCCCATTCACTATCATTGACATCAAAGGCCTTCAGTAAATCATCTAACGACTTTACTCTAGTTGTATCTTCTGCTATTATAAATCTACCTTCTGGACCCTCTTCCATGCTCA